CAGCCGTTGTTGTGGTGGTCGTGGTTGTTGTCGCCCCTTCGGTCGTTGTCGGCTGGGGTGTCGTCGTCGGCTCCGCAGTCGTGGTTGTTGTGGTCGTGGTTGTCGTAGTCGTTGTCGTGGTGGTCGTCCCAGACGCTCCTGGTTGCCCTTGTAATTCAAGAGTAATCGTAGTGCTGAAAGTGTTGGAATCATCACGCTGCCAGCGCAATTCCGTATCAATGAATCGAACACCCGCATAGACAGTCCCATCTGTGTAAGTTAGCGTAAAAGTATTTGTCGGACCTTTGACAGAATCGGTAAAGAAGTTCTCTAGATCCTTCTGATTTGCGTAAGTCAGATTGCCAAGCGGGAGCCGCCATTGCCACGTCTTACGCTGGGTCTTTCGGTAAACGTACCGGGTATGATTTGCAGACTGGCCAGTCACCCACATGGGAAGTAAGCGGGGCTCTGTTGATCCGTCAGGACCGGCGATTTCCACCGAATCCGTGCCGTCGTTCAGAGTGATCGAAACTTGACCTGACATTGGTAATCCAATCCTTAAACTGCTGCTCTGCTTCCTGTGGCGTTAAGCCAACAGACTTCAGCCACTCGACTTCCTTCGGATGTTTTTCAATCCATTCAATCCCCTGGTCGTGAATTGCAGAGCCGATCATGTTGATGCGGTCCTGATGAGCGACCGTCTCGTAAACCGACTGCGATTCGAAGCCGATGTTATTCAGCTTCTGGATGTCTAAATAAACCTTCTTGGCATCCTCAGGCTTCCACTTCATGTGTGCCGCAGCCTGAAATTGCCAGTTGATTCTGTTTGCTTCTTCCCGTTTGATTGCGACGTAATGTGTGTAAAATTCTCGGACTCGCAGCCCCCGGATTACGCCGGGGGTCCAGCCGTAGGCGCTGGCGAGGACAGATTCCCATTGAACGTGCCAGCAAGCTGAGAAAAGATCCCTTCGATTGACTCGCGGTGTTCCTTCGGGATCGCCGCGATAAGTGAGTTTTTTTCCAGCCTCAGAAACTCCATGAAGTCATTGGCACCCATGACGGCCTCTCGCAGTTTCAGTCCGTCGCTGGCTCGCAGCTTCATCTTTTCAAGCGAGACTTCAGGCTCTTCCACGCAGCACTCTTCTGCCAGATAGAGCGTGTTCGTATCAATCGTTTGCAGAAACAAACCGATCAGACGCGGGATAGCCGGTGCTAATGTGGTGTAATCCAGATTGACATCATCACTGCCTTGGACTTCCCCCAGGATCACACTGAGGATGCCCTGAGAGGCTTCGTCAGACAGCAGAGACATTACTTCACGTTTGATCAAAAACCAGCCTTGCAGGCTCATTTCACCGATCTCAAGTTCTGCTCCATTGCTTAATGGAACTTTGATAGTTTCACTCATAATTGTTTAGTCCGCTTTTAATAATGAGGTTTTAAATAAATAAATCCGACAACCTACTTGCTGTCGGGTTTCTCCGGTTTCTTTGTTTCTGGGGCAGCCTGTTTTGTTGTCGCATTTGTAAGCTCAGCGTGCAGGGCCTCGAACTCGTGAGCCAACGCTTGCACAAAGACCTTAGCCGCCTGTTCAACGTCTTTGCCCGACTTGACCACTGCCTGCAGGTCTCGGTAGGTGAGTCGCGAATCATCGCCGACCTTGCCACCACAGCACCGCAGCAGTGCTCTGTAAGATCGATCAACCGCATTGAAATCACACTTTCCATCGGCAAAGTGCTTGACTGCTTTTGCCAGGTTCACAGCTCGCTCTTGTGCTTTTTCTGGGTACATGTCTGAAAGTTCCTACGAATGAAATATAAAAGAGCGGGAGCCGCTGCGGTGTCGGAATCCACAACAGCCCCCGGCGCCCGGTGATTACGCAGCAGCAAAATGAATCTTGCCAATCAGTTCGCCATCGTCGGCAGACTCATCGCCAAGACATTCGAATTCGACGTTGAAGATACGATCTGCCTCGTTGTTGAACGGGATCTCAAATTCACCGATCGAGACGGTACGATTGAACGAGACTTTCTTGGCTGCTTCCGCAGTCAGGAACGGAATGACCTCAGCAGCTTGCGGCGTGTAGATATAACCACCGCTGCGACCGATGCCGATATAGGCCGCACCAGAACCACCAGTCTCATCATTACCAGCCGCATACACTTCTTTGAGCGTAGCAGCAGACCATTCCGCAAATGGGATTGTCATCCGGCATTCATCGCCAGTATGCCGCAAGTTCATCGCCGTCGAACCAAATTGATCCACGGTAACCGGCCTGGTCTTAGGACTGAACTTTGTTGAGATGCCGCCCTGTGTGTGGCCAATCGCAGTGGCGCCAAGAGTCGCATAACCAGGACCGCCTAATACATTGTCTACGTCACTTGTCATGATTAAACCCCTTCAGATTTAGGCTTTATGGTCAGTCTCCATGAACTGGCCAGATGGTGAATAAAGTTATCTTCGTCATCAATTTTGAATTCCAGCGGATAAGAATCATCGCTCTGGTGCATCTCGGTGATGCAATAGTTCGTTGAGTCAATGCCCGCTGGCTTCTTTAGTGGAATCGAATAATTGTTGATCAGGCGCCCTTCAATACGCTCATTCAAATACGGATCAAACGAATAAATATTGATCTGCAAGTTCACCCTGCGGCGACCCACATACGTTGCATTTGGTACTGACGTATTACTGAACCACTGGAGCGAAACAAACGGGAACACTGGTGTTGAATTCGGCCAGCCTCGTTTGACGCGGTTTGCACCGATCAACGCAGCAAGGCCACTGTCTTCATTCAGTGCCGTCCATAATGCTTTTTGTGGTTCATCCAGGCTCATCTGATGTATCCTCTGTGCGAATTCGTATCACGCACCCAAGCGATGTAAAGACTAATTCTGGTTTTTCTCCTTCAGGACCGATCTCACATTCGATTCTGCCGTTCTGCTCGCGGTATTTCAGGCTGTGATTCGCGTAGCCTTTCGTCAGTGAGTTTGCCAGATAGTCCTCGAATTGCTGGGTCATGCGATGTTCCTTTGCGAAGAACGGGGAGGAGCTAAAGCCTGATCAAGCAAGGCAATCGCCCATGCTCGATTCTTGTTAAACGCAGGGCGTAACCACGGCATCTGTTCCTGTGGCCGTGCGCGGAGAAACTGGCCTTTGGCATTGCGTAATCGGCCTTTTGCACCACCGCCCGTATCAATCCGAACGGATGTTTTCTCAGTCGCATTGCCCGACTTGGCTGGCCAGTTATGCACCGCCTGTTGGTCAGTCAGTAGCGGATTATCGCCCAACTGCTTCACCCGCCCGCTGGCAATGTATTCCGTACCAAACTCCAGAAACTCAGGATAATCAATCACGTTGGTCCCGATCTCAACAAACCACTCGCCTGCCTGCTGATAGAGATTCCAGAGAATCCGCTGTTTCAGATTGCTGGTTTCAACAGGCACCCGCTGGACGGCCTCTGCCTGCGTGCGTGCCCCGATCTTTCGCAGTGCCTGCTTGAGTTCCTTTTCAGCCTCGTTGCTCCAGCGATAGAGCAGGGTTTCCAGTTCTCTCAGATCCAGTTCAAATTCGCGGCCTAACGTAATCATGACGACGGCACCCGCTTCAGGTAGGCTTTGAGGTGATGCCCACGCCCAGAGGCATCACTGACGTGAATCACCTGGTACGTAAAACCAGACATCGCAGTAGGGGCCGTCAAGACAATCAGATCAAACTGGTCGTCACCGCCCCGAGGCTTCAGGTTGGCATCCGGCAGAAAGTAACCAACTGCGGTATATTCGTGGAACTGTCCGACTTTGGTGGATTCGATTTTGCCCGACCGCTCCTGGATTGCACACAGATTGCCGGTTGAAGAATTAGCCCAGCCTTTGGTCTCAACTCCAAAGGAGTCGGTGACTGTCGATAGCTTGATCGTGCATTCATGTTCCAGCAGGTCTTCGAAGCTCATTGGTTATACCTTGCAAGGATAGAGCGGACGGTGCCGGCTTCCGGGTACAGATTGGAATTCGTATTGGTCAGCAGCGTGTATGAGTATTGATCCAGCTTTTCACTAGCGAGCGGCCCGCCTTCCTTGCGACCTTTGCGAGTCAAGGCAATTAACGTATTGGCTGCCAGTTCCAGATCAGCCGGGATGGTCTCATAACCTGCCGTGTAAGTGACCTTGATATTTCCGCGACCTTCAGTCCAGACGCGATTCAGGGCAATCAGCATCGACGCGTTCGTTTCGTTCGCCTCTTCAGACTCGGGGACGAACTCGGTCCCTTCGGTCCATTCTGATTCAGACGGGAAAGCATCAGTACCCTTTCCGAAATACCCGTCAGCATCCACCCACACGCCCGTCACGCTGGTTATAGGCCGATGGGCAAGGAACAGTTCGTCCTTGCCGTTGCCATCCAGGTATTCGGTTCGTGATGCGGACTCAAAGCTCTTGCGGCCTGTGTAGTGCTGGATGACGGAATCCACTTCAGTGATCAACTGATTCAGTAGATCGTCCTGAGCAGTTCCAGAGATGCCCAGATGTAGCTTCACTTTTACCAGAGTCGTCAGAGCCATTGGGTTAGCCTTACAAAAATAAGCCCGCAGCATGTGCCACGGGCTCAAAATCTATTAAAAACCGAAACCCGGATTAGCTGACGGTCTGTTTCTGACCGCAGACCTGAGCAGTAGCAGGCAGCTTGGGAGTCGATCCATTCACGAATGCAGGAGTCATGACGGCTCGCACATAACGCTTTGTACGCACACCGCGAATGACGCCTTCCGTGCTATCCGCAGAAAGCACCAATGCGGATTGAGTCGCAATGCTTGTCCAGCTTCCAGATCCAGTAGTGGACTCTTCCAGTGTGCAAGTTGCCGTGAAAGAGTCTGGTGACCCAGTGGCTTCACCGCATGAGAATAAACCGTGTACCGATCCAATCATGTTGTCGCAATCGACAGACAGACCGCTGGCGGCAGTGGTTCCAGCCAGCAAGGTTTCGGGGACAACAGACTGCTTGTATAGAGCGTTGGACAGCATATCCATTAAAGCTGATTGAGCCATGTTTCTATTCCTCAAATTAAAATAAAATATCAATTGGAAGCCACCGGGCTGAGTGCAAGCAGAGGGGCCTCGAACTCACACTCAGCACACAGCGGACTAAGCAGGCAGATCCATATCGATGCTGTCGCACATCACAAAAGAATCAGGGTAAGTAACCAACGTGTCCACATGCTGAATGAAGCGAATGGAACGCTGATCTGTTTCAAAGTTTGTACTGTTCTGGTCGGCTGTTGCGACCTCGAGAACCCCATGCCGACCGATGATCAGGTTCTGCCAGATCCCCAGCAGAATGTAGGTCAGGTCAGTTCCAGAACCCTTAGCGCGGGTGTTGGAAACCTGAGACGAACGAACGACCTGATGACCATCCAGCATTGATGGAGCACCTTTGGCGATGTCGTCACGATTCGCCTGGAACAACCATTCACCCTTACCATCATCAGCAGCATAGCCAGAGCCAGCACGACGATTGAGCAGGTTACGCCACATTGTTCCACGCATGAGCCACTTCGGTCCAAGGCGGTCAATGTCAAAGTTGGAATCTTCCAGTTTCGCCAACATCAAACCCGGATCTTCCGGCTCGAACGTATTACCGTCCGTTGCGACCGATCCCGCAGTATGGTCTTGGATATCGTAATTGATGATACCCTTCGGCTTGATATCCGATCCCACACCAGCCAGTGCAGCATCATCGACCAACAGGGCCAAAGTTTGAGCCACGTCAGCACGAATAAATGCTTCAACGGACGCCGAAGCGAACCGCACGAACTCATTCGGATAGGTGACCATTGCAGCACATTTCTTGGCACGCATCGACTTGAGGCCGGTTCCAAAGGTAGATCCTGTGATCGTGCCTTTTTCGCCCACCCAGTAGCCGACAGTGGAGCTGGTCTGGGACCCCATGTTAAACGCCCCGTTAGGAGGCAGGGTTAACGTGCGTGCTCCCAATCGGCTCATGACTTCCATGTTGCGAATCATAGGCAGGAACTCAGTAGCGAGATCAGGACGGGTCCAAATACCACCACCAGTGTCATCGTACACACTCAGGGTCTGATTAACTCGCCCCTGCTCGTAGCCCATCTGTTGAGCCATGTGAGAGGCCATTCCCAAATCAGCACCTTGCACGCCAGCGGCCATGCACTGCCGGACCTCGTTAGCCAGATTGGTGTCATTCATGGCAATCTCGGACGACGCCATCGGAATGAAAATCGAGTTCTGTGATGCTCGTGCAAAACCCTGCTTGGTGTAGAAGTCAGCAAGCTTCTGACTGAGGTCGGTTTCCACCTTGCAGTTTTCCGGTTCCAGTTCGCCCTTGACCATCATCATGGCGCGGGCTGTCTGGAATCCACGACTTGACATCGGGTCTTCACCAGTTCGAATGCCGGGGGCACCGAACATCTGGGAGCCGTTACCGCGTGGCTGGGCAGCCTGTCCGAAGTCAGTTCGCAGCTTTTCCTGAGCGTCTGCGATGGTCTTAACTTCCCCCTGAACCGCTTGCGTAATCGTCTGGGTCACCGCCTGTAATTGATCAGGGGTGAATCCAGTATTCGCTGGCGGTTTTGTCTGAGTCTGCGTGCCACCCTTGGGAGGATCGACAACCGCAGTACCACCGCCCGTACCCTCTGTTCCGTCTGAGGCTTCATCCATCAGAATGCAAACACCCAACATTAAACGTTGATACCAGTTCATGATCAAACTCCCGTAAGTGCAATAAAAAAACCTCGCACCATAAATGAATGTGACACGAGGTTTGGTTCTTCCAATACCCGAAAATGAGTTAAATGGCCGGTGCTGGATTTGAACCAGCGGTCTCTTGATTATGAGTCAAGCGGGATGGCCGAACTTCCCTAACCGGCGTTATGTAATTTTGTGCGACTCTTTAAACTGAGCGTCGTAATGGAAAAACTTTCCATCTTTGACTTTGACTTCCAGTTGGATCGTGCAGAATGGTTTTTGTTCTGCCTGATCCAGCAGATCTGTGAATGCCTTGGTAAGCTCTTCACGCGCCTGCTTGTGTTGTTGCTGATTCAATCGAGTTTACCTGTCATCGTCTTTAGCTGACTTTGCAACTGCTGCTGACCTTCACGCACCGGCTTCAGAATCTCACTGACTGATTGCATAACCGATTGTGTGAGTGAATCAACAACCTGCTGCTGCTGTTTCTTTGACTGATTCAACTGCTGAACCACGCTGTTTCCCAGATCTTCAACCGGAATTAACTGTGGTTCTTCAGTCTTCTCGGACTGTGTTTCTGCTGGTTTGATAACTTCTGACCGAACCGTGTCAACATTTTCTTTTGGTTTTTGTGTTTGGGTTGAAAATTCTTTACCGATCTTTTGCAGAATCTCAGCCGAATCCGACTTGAGAAACTGGCTGATCTGTTCGTGAGAACCTTTCATATCGATCATGCCACCGGCGATCGATAGCTGCATGAAGTCCATTCCGGGAGTCCATGCGGGCTTGTCTCCTGCTGCCTGCTGGAACGATTGAATCATGTGCAGCGGCATCTTGACATCGTGGATCTTCCCGCGTTCCAGAGCCTGGCGAAGTGAACCACGATCTGCACCGATTGGCGTGATTGACCATTCCAGCATCTCGGTTTCAACGAAGTCATACCCGCGCCAGCCGCTCCAGTGTTCAACGCCTTCTGCCAGTTGCTCAGCCTTCATGGCCTTGTTCATCATGGCCTTTAAGACGTTGAACCCGATGGATGCCATTCGCAGAATTCCTTCATCCACAGCGGCAAAATAAGGTTCTGCATGGGGCAGCTTGCTGAAGTAGACGGTGGCCACAACTTTTTTGGCTGAGGCTTTCAGTGCCAGCTTTCCGCTTGGATTACGACTGGTTCCAATCGGCAGAGTCTCACCAGACAGGCCGTGATCATAAAGCACGACTGGGTTCTGTTCGTAATACTGCGTGACAATGCCCTTACCAAATTTGTTGGGAATCAACTGCAGCATGTTCCCGTGGCGGTTCTGCTCTTTCGGACGGGTCACGATCACAAAGTCCGCAGACATCGCCCCGGCATCGGATGCCTGGTAGATCGCTGATTCATCACGCTGGCATAAACGCCCCGATGGAAGTACCAGATCCGGTGCATGAGACATCATGTCAGACTGGATCGAATCCATATCCGAAACGAATTCCGGTACGTCTTCCTGATCCAATTCATCATCAATAACAGTTGCAGCAGGCATGATTTAAACTCCATCGGGATGTGTCGGTGAACTATTAAGAAATACTTAACAGTTGCGATTTACTTCTCGGCTTCAAGGCCTTTCTGGCGATCTTCAAACATCATGGCAACGATTTCCCGCAGGTCCTCTTCCGAGATCTTGTTGGGGTCTTCGCCGAGATCGAATTCATTAGCCGTGGCGAATTCAATCAGTTCCGGCTTCTTCAGTGCACGGACCTTCTCGACCGTCATGGGGCCTTTCTTTTCGGCATCAGCAACATCAGAACCGTCAAACTCAACCGGCTTTTCAATCGGGTTCTGCGGCAGGATCTTCACGCCCGCTACGGGCACCTTGTATTCAGCAGCCAGCACTTTTTTGATGGCTGCTTCCTGTTCCGCCTGATCTGCTGTTGGCTCTGGGATGGTGACATTCCGGGTTTCGGCCTTGCGCCCAAGGATCTGGTACTTAACCCTGAACGGTCCTTTTGTTGCTGCTTCTTTAGCTTTAGCCATCGATTTCATTCCTCAATCAAAGTAGGCCACTGAGGTGCAGCGGCAATGAATAATGTTCCCTGCGGATGCTCCCAGTGAGTTGTCTCCAGGATGAATCAGTTTCTCACCACTGACCGTGTAGGCTTCGTTGTTCTTTACAATCTGGCCGTCCGCTGCGATGTGATTAAACCGATCGCTGGGTTTGACTCCGCGTGTTAGTTGGTCGATAGTTGCAATCCACCATTTCTTGTCAATCCCGATTTCTGTTCTCGTGATCTGCTGGCCATAATTCATGGAGCCAGTCACTTCAGTGCGAGCAATTCGCCTGGATGTATACTTGGTTTGATTATTCAAGATGCCCCTGATTCGCTTTGACATGGCGTCAAGACTGTCCCCGTCCTTCAGGCCTTTCTCGATCGCACGCCTGAGCCCTTTATGGGATGTTGCCCCTACGCGATTCCAAATGCCAGCTTCCCTCTGGCTCAGGAACTTCTTTGCCTTGCGCTGCAGTTCAGGTGACATCTCAACATGGATAGACGGCGGGGCCTCAGCATCTTCCAGAGTGACATCCTGTATTACCTGTGCGAGAAACCTCTGATCTATCTCCTGAGTATCAAACCACTGTTGTTCGAACTCCACGCCACGCCAGAGCATCCGGTTCCACTCTGGCACCATCAGGCGATTGAAGCGGGATTTGTAGTCGGACGGCTTGAACACATCATCCACAGTGAATCCGGTTTTACCGATTTTCTCCACGCGTTTCATGACATCAGAAGAAACGCCACGCCAGAATGCAGTCTGCTTCTTCAACACCCTGGATTCAGTGGGATCGTAGGCCCGTCGCCAGCTCTTACCGATCCGCCGACGGCGTTTATATGCCGCGTCTTTCTTTGACTTTTGGGCAAAGAACGGCTCCAGCCTATTCGTCGTCAGTGTTGTCATCTTCTGGTTCCGGTGGGGCCGTAGTGGTCGATTCCTCTTCCGCGTCGTCGTCAATTTCATCCATAGCCAGTGCGTCATCCAGCGGGACAAAGCTGCTGGCGATGTATGTAGACTGCGATGCAGGAGTACCCAGCGGCTGACGATTACGCTTGACCAACTGCATGTCTGGAGAAAGCGCCCCGATCTTAAAGTCGAGCTCGTCCTCTTTGAGTTGCCGTTCCCAGTCATCCGGTGCACAGTCTTCGAAATAGCAGACAATTCGGGGATCGAACTTGTTGGCAATTCGATGAGTGATAAAGCCAGCCAGCATCCTGTTTGAAGGATTAACGACGTTCTCGCAGAAGACTAGGTACGCTGTCTCCACCACGGATCGGTTCATGTCACTGGTTACGCCTGCTAGAATTTTTGGTACACCATGCAGTGCAAAGACCGAATCCCGCACATCGCCCGATGAGTTTGAGAAATCCAGTTCCTTCGGGGCATAATGCAGCTTATCCATCTTCATGTCAGGCGGTACAAGGAAGGGCTCGGATGTATTTTCCACGCCTGAGATGCGGTACATCACACGCTCTTTGATGCGACGAATTTCTTCCTTCGTGACTTGGGAGCTGTAGCTGTCTCCCAGATTCAGCACCACAGAGGGATTGATTGAGTTCTTAAACGAATGCCAGCGGCTGCGCTCGATCGACTTCGTGTTGTCAATCCAGATCGCACCCGCCTCAACAGGGCTATGACCACTGAACTTTGATTTCGGATTCTTGAAACCGCAGATTTCAATCTCTTCCGCTGGTATTCGGAATTGTTTCGCGCGGCCTTCCGGCGTGACCATCCAGTGATCAAGCACACCAGCATAGTTCCAGATCGGAGTCATCCAGTCATTGGGCATCACGTAGATGGCAGCAGGCAGCCCGAGACCGTTAGGCACCACCCACCAAAAGAACTGGCCAGTGAGCCTGAGAAACATTTCTGTTTCATACCGCAGCGCCTCCCACCAGTCCATCTCATTGCAAGTCTGAAACAGCTTGACCAGCGGGTTTGCGTCAGGAATCGGCTTCAGGTCATACGCCTCTGACTGCAGTACACCCTTATATGTCGCGCGCAGGTGATGCTTTTGCTTTCTGTCCAGGTGCAGCCGCTGCCCCGGCTCGGTCTTGACTGGCACGCCGAAAATGGGGTGTGCCTCTGATACCTTGGTGGCAATCCGATTGATGGCCACGTAGTTCCACAGTTCAAATGATTCGATCTGCTCTTTTTCCTTTTGCATCGAACTGTACGAGCCACGCATTGAAGGCATGGACATGATCGAAGGCAGGTCGGGACCACCCACTGCTTGTGCGACCTGTGGACTGAATGTGTCAAGAAATCTATTGCTCATTGTTGACTGCCTTAATTAACGCCTGCAGTTCGGTTGTGTGGATAGCCCCCTCCAGATTCGCCTTTGCCTGGAATGTCTGAACAGCATCCCTCAGGGCTGAAATGATTTCACCCTGATATTTAACCCGATCCTCGAGCAATTCATTCTGGTACTGCAGCAACTTGAATTCCCGCAAGACATATCTCGGCACCTTGATTACGCGAACCTTCTTTTTCTCCGTCATTTCATAGTCCAATGATTCATGTCGCAAATAGTCCCTGCTGCGCGGTACACACCGGCTAAAACGGAATCAGGGTAGCGACGGTCCAAAGCAAGTAAACACTGATTGACGAATTCAACCCGATGGCTCAATTCCATGGTGGGGAGCTTGGAATACTGATCCAGCGTCATTTTCCCGCTGAGCAGGTCAAACGGGTTGCCGTTGACCAGCGTTTCTGTCTCTGTTTCCACGGCACAAATGAAGTCAGGGAAGACCAGAACATCGATCACGCCCCGGGGCTTGCCGGTATAAACCCGCCTGCCCGCATTCTTGCACGAATCATTCCGGCAGATACACCAGGCTTCTGCTGGTCGTTCCATCTGCTGGCCGCAGTTCTTGCACAATCCACCTTTCTGGGATCGGCTTCCCTGTAGGATCTCAGTCTGGAATCCTTCTTCCCCCTGAGCGTGCATCTCTGGACTCAGGTGAATCCGAAAGAACTCTTTTACTTGCGAAACCCTGATTGGCTTGGCGAACTTTAGAAGTACGTGTGATTGCCGTTTGTCTTCAGGCAGTTCCTTGTTGTGCTTGATGTACTGAGCGTTTGAGGCTGCGATTTCCATTTCTCATAGTCCTTAGAAGAATTCGTCGTTTTCGAGGATTGAATCGAGGGACACATCCACCGATTGCAATGCTCTGTAAAAGTAAACTGCTGAGTCGGCCCGGTCGGGGGATCTGCCCAGCTTCTCTGTCACTGATTCGATTTGATTTTCCTTGCCTGGAATCTTCCGCTTGGGGGTGATTGCGAATTTGAAACCATCTGTTCTCAGAATCTTTTCGGGAGCAGTCAGCTCCTGAATCAACAGATTGTCTTCTGGGATCATGAACGGAATATCCTTCCACGAACCGTTTTCATCAATCCGTTTAGCGAACTCGCCATAGTTCTCTGCCCGCTGATTGGTGTATCGTTTGGGGTCCACGTCGGGAGTGGCATTCCCACGCATCTCAACGACTTTGACGCCACGTTTGCGAAGCATGGCCACCACGCCCCAGCCGACTCCATCCATATCAACGCCCACAGGGTGACCGCCTTTGGTTAGGTCAATGCGGTAGAACTTGCGCGCGGTCTCTATCGCCCAGTCAACGAGGCTGCCAGCATCGCCCAGCCGAACCTCATGTACCTGCCGGATGCCTTTGTTGCCGCCTGCAGTCAAGGTCGAGGGATCGCCATTCAGCGAGGCACCCACGTCGAGACCGAAAGCCTCAACAGGCAATGTCAGATCCAGCAGCCTGGGAATGCAGCTCATCAGGTGCTGGCCCTGCATGGCCCGCTCTTTGTGCCTGCGATGTATATCATGCCACTTCTTCCAGAGGCGATTTGGTTCTTTGAACCAACGGCGGAAGATCAACTGTTTATCTGGATCTTCATCCGGGAACTTCCCATGTGCGTACACCCGCACCCAAGCGGGGTCTGGATGCTCGAGGTGCCCCAGATAGGTGTCATACGATGTCTGGCCGGGAATGACGGGTGCCGCCTTCTGCATGTCAATGGCGTCAATCATCTCACCCGCGTCATAACGTTGGCCATCGATCAGCACGCCGCCCTTGGGGGCAATCGCCGTTTGCAGGCACTTCAGTTTGACATTGAGACAGTCACCGCCGCCGATGGTGATTAACCGCCGCCGTCCATAGGGACCAATCAGCGTCTGAGTCAGATCCTTTTCGTCTTCGTCAGCCAGATCGAACCCGGCCCGGAACTTGCCTGCCGTCGTACGGGGATTCGCCAGAAACAGAGACTTCTTCGCCTGCGTATTCGCCAGTGCAAACCGGGGGTTAAGTACCTCGGCAGTCGCTTCATCAAACACAAACAACACATGCGGGGAGTGCTGGCCCGAAAAGCCTTCCCCGGAATTCGGCGAACTGACAACGGTCTCATGTTTTCGGCTGTTCTTATCCGTGATGCCGGTCGCCTGAAACTCTAAATAGGTCGGGGTATAACGCATTTTACGCCACCACGAATCGACCTCGCCCAACATCACATCCTTGGCTTTTTTGTAACTGTCGCGAGTGATCACGATACGTGCATCCGGGTAAATGCAGTAGTACGCACAGATGATAATTCCCGCCGCGCCCCCTTTACCGCAGCCGGTATTGCCTTTGACATACACCTCTCGGATAGCCGGATCGAATACAGACCGGATCATATCAACCTGGAAGTCATCCAGAATCAGATGCCGCTGCTTGAGTTCGCGCATCCGCTGGATCTCAGAGAGCAGGGCAGGGTTCTCCACGATGTCTTTCGCGTAATAGATCTTGCCCCACTGGTATTCAATCCAGTCGAACGGATCACCGGCCTGAGCCTTGCGCGTCGCCAGCAGAATACGGGCCGCGTCCGCTGCTTTCTGATCCTGTTCGCTGAACTCGTAGGCCATCAGTTTTCATCGTTCTTCTGCAATGCTTTAAGACGGTCGAACACCGGGGCAGACGCCGCCAGCTTTTCAAGATCCTCGTCAGACAGATCGGCTTTCTGCATTAACTCAACGGTCGTGTGTAGATCCCCGGACAAACGCACGTCGTGCTCCTGTACCGGGGGAGCCGCGTTGATATTCTGCTGGTGCATGTGGGTTAAGATACGTGCGGCAATCGAACGCTTGCGGCTGTTGTAGGCGTAAGCCTCTTTGCCGGTACTCGGGTCCGTGACCTTCGCAAAAGCAATCTCAGCCATCGCAGCAGGCAGCTCTTTGTGTAGTCCAGGGGGCATCTCCCACTGAGGATGCGTAACAACCTGTTCGAGCATTCGTAAGTCCCTTGTGCCTGTTGTTAAACTCATAATCCACCTCCGGGGCAGATCAAAGCAGGCGCCCGAACGATGTCAAGATGTATCAGCGAGATCATCGCCATCAGCCAGCTTCGGGCCAAACGATTCCAGGCAGTCATCATTGACGCGGAACTCATTGACAGCCGCTTTGAATTCGCCATCCCTCGGCCATGGGCAACCCGGCATCTGCAGCAGCTTACTTGGCTTGCCATCAAGCTTTTCTATCGCGCGATTCATCGCATCGGCTGCCTTGTCGACATCGACCGGCTGGTTCTTACAGTCCCAACCCTCGATTTCAATCAGTCTTGTCCGAATCGCTCCCATCTCCTCATCAGAGACGCCACATTCATCAGACACTGGCTTTAGGATTTCATACGCTTGCAGTTTGGTGATAAACTCCCCGGCTTCCTCTGCTTCCATGCCAGCGCAAGCGTGCTCAATCTTGGAGTAATTCGGGCACCCATCTGATTTCGTGAACGCTTTGAACACCGCGCCCCTGTCTGCTGGCAGTGGTTCCCACGAGTAATGTTCGGGTTCCCGCTGGGTTAGGCTTGGGTTACCACCGGGTTCCCGCTGGGTTTTGGTTGGGTTTTCAGTCGTCAAGGATTCCTTGATAACTGACCTGACTCTTTCAGCAGAGAAACGATCTCGTTTTTGATCGACCGCATCTTATCCCCGGCAGACCATTCACACCTGCCGGTTACCGTGTCTGCGATGAAGCAATCGTTAAACGGTAGGTTGTCCAGCCCGATGGTTTCCGTGTACTGCGTCTGATCCAGAATAATGGAGTCATACCACTGGGATTCGTTCAAAGATTCACCAATGGCGTGAACCACGTCCCTGATCTGCTCTTTTAATATGCTTCCGTCGCTGTCGCCCATATCGCCCCTCCAAAAATAAAAAACCCCCAAACCCCCTGTGTTGGGAAAGGGCCCTGGGTATGCCAGATGTTGTTTCACTATTCCCTTTTCAGATGTCATTCCTCGCAACAACTTTCCCGTTCTTCGTCCGGGTTTCATCACCGTGAAAAATCAAAGTCCCTGTTATCGGGCAGACTGCTCGAAAGGCGCGGACACACATGACCTGAATCAGCTTGGCTCCGGGGTTCGCTTTGAGTATCAACTTGCCTGCCAGATATTCATTCTGTATTGCCACAGTCTCAGTCGTGACCTCTCCCGTAATCGTTTGGTAGGTTACGAGGTACTCACGCTTCTGCCTGTCGGCCATATGTCATCCTTGCCCCAATGGTTACACAGCGATGACTGATTCTACAACAGGAATCTGAATAGGTAACTGAAGGTTTAAACAGTGGTGTTGGTTTACTATCAACTATTTTCAATACGCTTTCTCGCATCTCTGGATCGCATCATTCTAGTCATTGGCCTACCTTCCAGGATAGAGATCGATAACTCAATCAACTCGTGCTTGGTGATCCAGTTCTTGACTCCCGAATAACGATGAACTCATAATAGCCCCTTTAATGTAAGAAAAAAGTTACGAAATGTTGTCTTCAAGCCACCATTTTACGATCCACTCAATCAGAGTTGGTAAAATCCACATCAGCACCACTTGCCAGCCGATGAATGAAACCGAATGGTTTTTACGTTTCAGCCTGCTTCGCACCTGTTCCCTTACAAGCCGCTTCAATTTCCGCTTGCTGGTGATGTGCTCATTGTGCTGTAAGACTTCTAACGCAATTGCACGGATTGAATTCTGGACATAGGGATAATAACCACCGCACACCGGGGCTTTAGACGCCGCTTTCTGCATTCTCAAGTCTTGTTCGCTTTGCGGTCTCATAGCTCCCCCAGTTTTTCCCACGGGATAAAAGGATCTGCCCTCTTTGGTAGTGCAGAAATATCAACCTTGATGCCTTTGGCGCATATCACAAGCCCGTTGATTTGGCCCCTGAAGACAAACCATGCCGTCACAGGTTTCTTGCCTGTGAATACAATGCTGAGATCCCCACCCACCTGACTGACTGCGATGTCTAAGCTACCGCCACCGGGGAGTTTTAGAGTGTAATCACCTAGTTTTAGGCTGCCACCTTTCAGAAGTGAGACGATTTTTGTTACTGCGGCTTCTGGCTTCATCTGCAACTCCCGCTTGAACACCCTGAAGAAAAGAAACGCCGCCCCCGTCTGGTCGGCTGATAAGTCTCGTAATAGTAAGTCTGTTGATCCTGCTTGGGTTTCGGTTGGGTTTCCACTGCGTTTTGCTTGGGTTTTCCATCGGCTTGCGGATAGCTTGATCGCGGCAAAGGCTGGTTGCTGTAGAATAATTCAGCCGTATCAACTGCGTTCATTCCTGATCCAGCGTAGCGGGCAAGTTCGCGGCCCTGTGAATCGATCATCACAAAACAGGGGATGCTCTGAATTGCGTATTGCTGCGTCAGGCCGGGGTTTTGATCGGTATCAATCATCTGGATGTGGGCATCTGGCTGGCTGTTGAGGTCCCAGCCTTGCCGCTTTAGTTCTTCTGTGTTCGCCTGCTTCCACTGCTGGCACGGACCGCACCACGTAGCCGTAAACATCAGCATTCGATTACTGGCAACGGGTTCTGCCTGCTTTGGCGTGCCTGCTTCAGCCTCTGTCACTTGCTTGCATTTACAGCCAGTGCCACAAAGACAGGAATCAGAATCTGTGACAGGGGTACTTTTAAAATCAACCGTGCAGGAGCAGGGTACTTTCGCCAGGCCATCGCCAGAGAGAACAGTACCGGTCCCATTGCATTTTTTGCAGATCCCCGCCGACTCCTTAGCCGGTTGCGGTTCGTGGAATGCGATCTGAGACGCCACCTGTGCTTTGATGGTGGTTGTGTCGGGTTCGTAGCCTGAGACGTTGGAGCAGCCTGCAATTAAACAGACGAATAGAAGCAAGCACCGCATAACGCACCCCTTAAACCGCGACAGTAAACCGATTAAATATCTTGCGGAAGTCGGTACGATCACGCTTCCAGTTCTCGTAATCACCGATAGCCCAGCAGTCACCGGATCGACAAATCCAGTCAACGTCCTTCGCAGGAATCCACCACGATGTACCGGCGATTCCGTCGGGCATTGACGCCGGGTATCTCGGACCACTGGCCACATTCGGCCCCCATGACTGGAAGCACAGCGCTCCCGGAATATCGAACCTGACGCCACCAAGCATCATCTGGTGACCCCATGAGCCGGAGCGACTACAGAACCCGTTGCGGTCCCGACGCATCGAGCACGCGTAATCTGATGCAATCGTGACAGGACATTTTGATATTGCGATAGCCGCAGCCACATCGTCGAAGCTGTTGACCTTTGAAATCACCTTAACCGGGTTACCCTTGGCGACCTGATCGAGCTTCCCGGCGTCATCACGACCACCACAGCCCCAGTTGCCCCACTCTTTTTCTTTCGATCCAGAGTACCGGGATAAATCGTGATCTGGATTGCCCGTCTCGCCGCTGTAATCCTTCCGGTAAACAACGCCCCATCGCCGCAGGAAGTCAGCAGCCGCCGCACCGTAGGCCCCGTCAGAGTAGCCACCACGCCTGCCGCCGTTGGTCTCAACGCGACACCCGCCGTAAATCGATTCAGTTGCCGCCTCTGCGTACCGTGATTTAGACCGCGACTTATACGCCATCTTCGCCGTGATCAACGTAGCAGCCAATTCAGCACCCCACGCCACGCACGAACCGATGGCTTGTGCGCCGCGTCGATAACCGGGATCAGCCCAGATTAACGGCTCGTAAAGCAAAGTCTCTTCCATGTCGGCTGCGAAGGTCTGCCGCAGGTTGTAGGTCGCGTTTGTGAAGTCCGGGTACGGATTTCTCGGATCGTTGAGGATCGCCGTCACGCCCTGCGGATTCGGCTTCCAGCCGCATAGATCCTGAATATTGATGCCGTTGACTTTCTGGATCATTTGGCACCCCCGAGAGCTTGGGATATCGCTTTGAACATCTGCACGACTCGCTTTCTCTGACCGGCAGACAGGTCAACCGCTTCGCCACCCGGCTCCAGTTCGGTACTGAGGGCATCGCTGATCGTATTGGCGAACGGCCCCAAGGCAGGATCACCGCCCAGCAGGTTGAACGACATACATTCCGCGAACAGCAGCCCCACATCGGTTGAACTGATGATGTTTGGATCATCCTGCTTACCGTCGTACGCCACGCGATCGGCGAACGCATCGCACACCGCAGCCACATTAGCCGCCAGTTGTGGATTGCCTGCGAATTGACCGGGCAGGGTAGCACTGAACCCCCAGTCGTCTGTAACTGAGGGATTGACCGGCACCACCGGAGTCGGGGTAGGTGGATCGCTCGGCCCGATGTAACAACCGGGAAGCAATAACACGGCTATCAACAGCAGGTTACGCATCATCAAACTGCCTCTTGAGGATCTGTGAATTGATCGTTTGCAGGGCCTTTTGCGATTCGGGGCAGCCTTTGCACGATGTCGCCAGATGTTTGACTGCCTGGGTATCTTCGTTGTAGGTTCCCACTTCGGGCTTGCCGCCTTTGAAGTACCAACCAGCACCGCCGAACCCGAGGCCAGCCAGTAAGCTGACCACCCCCTGAGCAAGTACGCCGATGTTTGACGTATCCATTTTCAGGGCATCGCTGAGCGTGTACCCGCCGTTGCCGATCAGAAAAATACTGACAATGGCCCCCAGTAACGGGAGCCAGATTTTAAGGCTTTGCATTATTATCTTTACTCCAACGTCTCAGCGCGTCGATGACATAACCAGAGGCCAGACCGACGAACGCCCCGATCATCTGGTTATCGAATTGCATCACCTGCACCTTTTCGAGAATTGCCACGCCACCGACAGCCAGCCCGTAGATTGCAATGTTTGTGATCTGCTCAACGGTGTCAGAATGCAACCACTGCCACTTCCCGCTGACCTGTTTTTCGTCTGCCATCACTTTTTCCTCTCGTCTAAGAGTAGTTTTACGACCTCTTGCAGTTGGATTACTGCCTTTGTATTGTTCTCGACAGAGGTTCGCATCTCCCTGCTGGATGCCCTGACGTCGTCCATTGTCTGGACCACCAAGGCTCGATCTTTGACATACGGTGAATACTGCTGAATCATCTTTTCCACAGTCGGTCCGTTGGTTTTTGCGAATACCTCATTCGTAATCCACGCAGCCCACATCACTGTGATCGCGACAGTGCCAGCGAGCATTCCCCACGCAATGCGATCCTTCCAGCCGGTGAATGAGTTTTCTTCTGGCTCATCCCGCGATCTTCCGAGATCGATAACTGATCCTGTCACATTAAGATTCCTTGATTTACCTAGCCTGATTCGCCTCTATTGCAGTGCGTAATCGTGTGGAAGTGATCGAAGCCGTCAAGCCGAATTTTGACGGAGAGGTTAGAGCAGCCCCAAAGCGTGTCAAGATGACTTTCGTCGGCGCGTAAAAAAGCCAGCGGGGAAGCTGGCCTGTTCACCTTTTTCCTAATGTTAGGAAGATGGTTTCATATCAGTTTGATT